TGCCACAGCTACATATAAAGTTGCAGCAGCAGGAAGTAATATTTGCGCTATCCATTTCAATAAATCATAGCTTTTGTTACTTAACTTCATTCTTATTTCCTCCTCAAAAACTTACTTCTATCTTTCAGAAACTCGTCAACCTTATCACTAGATACTAAATAATCGCAATATCCAGTAATCCCGTAATCTTTTCCACTAATTTTGCCTGTAGAATTTCCGATTCCAATTATCGTGTCCTTTGATTTTTTCATCTTTCCAAAATCCATATTTAGCTCTGCAGGAACTAATACAGCCTTGTGCTGTTTAGCAATCTTCACAGCTAATTCGTAGTCCTTTGCTTCATAAGTTACTACCGTTTGTTTAATTTGATCCAGTAATTTTTCCTCATCCATTTTTGATAATCCTTTCACTTCAGCTTTTTGTTTCTTGTATCCATTTATCCCTAACTTCTTCATTAAGCTTGGATAATCCACAAAACACCAGTTTGCATCCACCCCACCTTCTCCAGTACTTGGCACTCCTGGTACTTGCTTTTTATTAGTATATTGCCACATACCATAACTTCTATAGCATCTTGGCGTATTTACATACCAGTGTGCAATCCACACATCGTAATTCTTCATTCTAGATCTATCGAATTTGTTATTGATCCAGTCACCTGAACTGTACAAACCAGTGTAGTATCCATTCTTTTCGAGAATACTCATGAAGGCAATTGCCATATCTGTTTTTGTACTCCTGCTTATATTTTTTTGAGATGGATCCTCAAAATCCAAATAAACAGGATACTCAAACTGCTTACCATCTAGCAATTTCATAAATCTGATAGCTTCGCCTTTGGCTTCGTTGACATTCATAGCATAGCTATACCAATATGCACCAACAGGCATTCCTACTGCCTTGGCATTTCTGTAATTGGTTTGAAAATAAGGATCCTCGCCTCTTGCTCCGGACCCCGCTTTCAGTATTACGAACTCAACTCCGCTTTGTTTAGCTAATTTCATATTGACATTTCTGTTGTATCTTGAAATATCAACACCGAATCTTCTAATCGTCATATCTTCCTCCTAACCAAATATCTTCGGCAAAATCATACCTATAATAAAAGCGACAGTGCCTGTAATTGTTGCCGCTATTACTTTATCTTTGTACGACTCTGTTTTTTGAATTGGCTTAATATAGTGGTCTTCTTCTCTTTTTCTTGCCAAATCCTTTAAATCATTCTTGATTTCTGTGGTATTAGCATTTATGCTTGAAATGTTCTGCTCAACTATAATAAGTCTCCTATCCATTGCATCGTAATTACTTTCCATATCTTTAATTTTACAATTAATATCTTTTATGTTTTCGCTATGAGTAGCTACTATTGTTTCTAGCTTTCCGACTTTTTCGTTTATATCATCCATCTATTCCTCCTCAGTTGCTAATTCTTCAAGTCCTAGTTCCACAAGTATCTTCTTAACACGTTCTTTCAGGCAATTTGGAACACTCTTGAATGTTCTTCTGCCCCTCATAATCAAATATGCATACATATCAGCCATCTATTTCACCTCCTTTGCATTTATTGACTTTTGAATTGACTTCATAGTCTCTTCAAGTTCCATCATCTTATCAAAAATCTCAGTCATTGCTTCTGCTTCTTTCAACTTATTTTCTTCTGCTTCGATTTCATCAACTGTTTTCTTTTTCTTAATCTCAGCTACTATATCCGACAACTTATCATCTAGCTTATCCACAGTGCCAGTTATCATAGCTCCGTCTTCTCTCAAATACTCAAATCTTGTATTATTTTCGTTTATATAAATACTTATCATTAAATTGACCCCCTTATGTGATATGCGATTTTAAAAGCCGATGTTGCAGATCTATTGTAATAGTTCTGAACCCTAACTTTAAAGTATGAGCTACCGTAGTCAACAACGTGAAGCACCATTCCGATACCACTACACTTAATTATCGTAGCCCCAATATATGATATATCCGATATAGCAGGAGAAAAATTAACAGTATAAAAATCAGAATACCCGCCATTACCTAGTGAATTAGGATACGTAATTTCTCCCAGATCAGCAATCCCATAAATATCCCTAGTGCTATCAGTATCAAGTCTTTTAGCAGTATTATATGAAGCAAAAGGCTTAGTTTCCACTGTCTCACCGTCTATCATTAACATACCGTTGACAAAAAGAAGATCGAATTCTGCGGACGGGGATTTAATCTCCGAATCAGCCTCAATATTTCGTGCGAAAATATTTCCCTTTACTTCTAGGTTATTATCACCTGCAAGTTTATCTGGAAACTTACCTATTCCAACACAATTGCTCTTATGATTAATTGAAATTCCAACAGCTTGAGTAGGCACAGTAACCAAAGCAGTATAACTTCTGAACTTATCCGTCGCAGTTACTCTAACCTCATATGATGCAAATTCCTTATAACCGCTTCCCAAATACACTGATTGAGTAGTAGATGCAATACTTATGTTTGCACTGTATCTCGTTGAGAAACTCCCACTAGGAAGTTCCCTAACCTCAACCCTAATATTACAAAGATTATTATCAGTACTACCACCAGATACAGTATGTTGTACCTTCACAGAAGCGTTTAATCTCTCTCCTTGCCTTGTAACACTACATTCAGCAGTTGGTGGATTGTACTCTTTAACACTTATATATTTGCTATAAGAACTTCTTTGACCTCTGCTATCTACGACTTCGAAGTCTATACTTCTTGTTCCAGATTTAGATACACTACCAATGTTTATAGTAGATCCATTTGAGTATGTCGTGTATCCATCTAAAGTCGCCAAATACTTTTCTATACTTGCACCAGTATACGCTTCAGCAGATACGTATGCACTGATATCACTAATGCTTGTATAAAATGAGCCACTTCCGAACACATCTCTAACTTGTGAGTTACCCTCACGAACAGAAACATAAGATATGTTTGGTTTTTTTATTTCAAAAACACGAAGAGTAATAGTCTTTGAAACACTAGTCCCATCATCAGCACTAGCAGTAAAAGTCACATATCCACTAGAATCATTACCGAATACATCAGAGAATGTACTTGCCTTAAAAGTGAAATGCGTACTACTTGTAAGACTACCCACATATCCGGAAAAGATATCCGTCTCCCATCTAATATCTCCACTTCTTCCATCAATATTTGTAATATTAATAGTTACTTCGTCTCCAATATTAGCAAAAGACACCACATCAGCCACCGAATTGACAATACTCATACTCATACTCATTGGCTTTTTTCTTGCAATCGTCGGTAAAGTCATAGTAGCACTTAAAGAACAAGTACCTCTGTGAGTTCCTGCACTTGCCTTAATTGCAAAAGACTTTGTCCCATCACTCCAGTGTTTTACAGTAAAAGTACCACTACACAATGTAGAACTTCCACCCCTGTCAAAACTATACGTTGTCCTAGTGTCCTCAATTGTCTGATTATTACAAATTAAAGAAGTGGGCCTCTTTGTTTGAGAATACCCACTTCCTCCGCCTCTACTTTCAAGATATAATCTGTATTTTATAGTAGAGCTATTATCAGCTTCTGATTGACTGATAACATTCATATCCAATTTAAAATACGCATACAAGCTTTGTGGCGCTGTACCAGTATATGTTGCCATTTATTCCTCCTAGATTGGTTTAATAATAGTGTATTTGTTAGAGCCATTATCGTACTTAGTTACCATGTGATATCCAAACTCCAGCACACCGTCAACCTTTAAATTCGGTACTTGTACTTGTGAATTTGCAAATCTTGCCACAGTCTTAGTACCATCTATAATTTCAAGTGCGTTGTTTTTAAGAATCATCTTCACCGCTTCGTCTTTTTTACCAATGAGAATACCCTCCTCACCGAAATCGAAATATGTCGTTATAGCTTCAATCGTAAGCTTACCAGCTCCGACATTCTCCTCAATAATCTTGATCCTGTCTTGAAGTGACAAGCTCTCATTTTCCAACGCTTTTTTCACAGTATCTGCGTATGCCTTAGCCTTTTCTATCTCAACAAAGCTTTTAGTCACGCTATCTTTGTCTGCTTTCTGACTAATTAACACTTCAATTTCCTGTTGCTTTGACTCAATGTCTGTTACAGTTTGTGAATCGGCTTTTTCTCCTAAATCTGACTTAACACCATCGATCTCTTTCCAAATCTCTGTTGTGTCTGCTGCTTCTCCTTTTTCGCCTTTTATCCTTGACCAAGTATACTTCCTATAATCTGTACTATCGGCTTTACTATAATCTGTATATTGACCAATGTAATCGCGTTTAGGACTGTCAACGCTGAAATCTTTGCTACCATCTGCGCTATTACTATACGCTATGTGTAAGTATGGTGTTTTTCCATCTGAACCTTGTTTTCCAGCAATTCCTTGGTCGCCTTTTAGCCCTCTAATCTTTGACCAGTTATATTTTCTGTAGTCTTCTGAATCAGTCTTGTTACTATCAACATAAATTCCAATATAATCTCTGCTGCTTTCACTTGTACTAAAATCTCTTGATCCATCTTTACTGTTACTATAAGCAACATGAGTGAATGTGCTTTGCCCGTCTTTACCATCACGACCTTGAGGACCAGGAAGTCCGTCCTTACCATCTTGACCTTGTAGACCTCTCAGACCTTGCTCTCCACGATCACCTTTTTCGCCTTTTACAAGCATCCACGTATACTTCCTATAATCTGTACTATCGGCTTTACTATAATCTGTGTAAGTTCCAATGTATGCCTTTTCTCCTGCCTCACTAACAGAAAAATCCTTACTACCGTCAGAGCTATTACTCCAAGCTGTGTGGAAATATGGTGTTTTTCCGTCAGCACCAGCTTTACCAGGAATTCCATCAGAGCCATCTTTTCCTATTTTACTAACAGAATATCCAGTTTCTGAAGTATTATCAGTATAACTCCATACTGTTTTCGTCCACAGAAAATCGCCAGGACTTGTGCTTGGTATACTACTAGTCCATCCACTTGTAGGAGCAGAAGTACCACTTTTAGGCTTAGCATAAGTTATAGTAGTAGTCTTAATACCAACGCCGTCTTTGCCAGCAATTCCGTCCTTACCAGTGTTACCATCTTTAGCTATATAAGTCTTCGTATATCCAGTTTCTGAAGTGTTATCAGTATAACTCCACACTGTTTTTGTCCATAAATACTTACCTTTTAATAAATTAGGTACTGCTTTAGTCCAGCTAGCGGGCTCATTAGTTTCAGAATTAGACAAACCATAGGATATGTCTGTGGATTTTAATCCAACACCGTTTTTACCTGCAACTCCGTCTTTACCATCGTCACCTTTGAATAATGACCATTCATATTTCTTGGGATCTGTTGAGTCAGCTTTTTCAAAATCCGTGTAGAATCCGATGTACTTTTTACCAGAAGTAGCAGTTCTTGTGAATCCAACAGTTCCGTCTGCGCTATCGGCATAAGCGAAGTGCACATACGAAGTTCTTCCATCCTTGCCATCTTTACCTGGCATACCATCTTCGCCATCACGACCTGGAGGCCCTGCATTAAATTCAAGTAACTCCAAGTCTCTTTTTGTGATAGTATCTTCCCACCTATCACCCTTCCACAGTCTCTTGAAGTGATTACCTTTACCGTCGTCCCATTGCCACACATCTCCCCACTGTAGCACGTTGTGGTTAGGTTCTTGTTCTTGCTTATATATGCCGATAGTCAAGTCCTTTATGGTTATAAAGCTTGTGGCCACGGCAACATCATTAAGCATTGCAGAGCATGTAAAAGTAGCTTGTAAATCAACATCAGTGTTATTAATTCCAAGTATATTACCAGTTGAGCCTTCTTTAGATTTGTTCCAATCATCATCACTTGTAGTAATCTTGTCTTGATATTCTGACACTCTTTCCCATACAAACTTATCAATTGTAGCGGTTTGATCCACACCTGCTTTAGTAACAATAGCTGTGATTTCCGTTGACAACACACCATCTTTGAATACATTGCCTTGACTTGATGTCAACTCCATCTCAAATGGTACATTTTGCCAATTAAACCTGCTACTATACACAGATTTTTCAAGACTTAAAAGCCTTTCAGAAATACCTGCTTTTTCTTCTTCAAAGTTTGCAAATATAGCAGAGTTGCTAAGCTCATCACATAAGCTCCTTGTAATATCCACAAGTCTAGCAGATAAATACAACGCAGGTTTAAATCCATGATCTATTATTCTGATATAGTCCCCAATTTCAAGCTCACCTGGAAGTTGTCTTAGAGAAACCTCATAGCTAATCTTTGCCTCGTTGTTGTTTTTTAAGAACCTTAATCCCTCATCAAACAACGTCTTTTGGCTAGTAGCCTCGCTATCATACATTCTTATGAAATATTTTTGACCCGTTTTATTGAATCTAGTCCACTTTTTAGCTGCTTCTCTATCGCAAATCAGTCCATCATCAGTAACATAGAATCTTCCATCATCATACTTGTATCCCACCAAGTCTGTGTTAACTTCATGTTCTTTGTACGATACTTGTTCAGTACTTGAAGCAGTAGCACCCGGATTTGTGAATCGTTCAGAGCTTTTCATGATATTAGCAATCTTATCTCCCCATGCCTTATCACTAGCATAGTTATGTCCATTTTTATCATGATTCATAGCATACAACGTCTTTTGTCCGCGGTTATAGTAGTGTTCTTTTATCCACACAGCGCCATTTATAATACCTGCTTGTAGGCTTCTATTACTGCTTTTCTTAGCATTATCAGGATTACTATCGTAGGCATTAATACCGAAGTAGTTATGGTATGTTCTTGCAATCCTACTAGTACCCCACGCACTTTCTAGTGCTGCATGGGCTAATATATATCTTGCATCCAACCCAGACTGTTTTTGTGCTTCTATGAATACTTGACCTTGTCCGTTAAATGGACTATTTGGAGCTTTTGCTCTTATCCAGTTATTGATTTGAGTCGCAGTTATTCCTTGCAACCTCTTGCCCAAATCGTGTTTTGTAACATCAGAATTAGTCCAGTATGTCTTTTTAGTAGCATCAACTATAGTTCCACCTTTGTTTTCATTCCATCTGTAGAACCTAACATTTGGACCAGTCCAGCCTTTTAGCTTAGTTGTTACAATCCCATTGATTGATCCATACAATGTGCAGTGTATTATCGTGTTTTTATCTAAAATTACACCTGTGTGACCCTTGTTATTGTGCCTTGATACGAATATGTCTCCGTACTGAATTTCTGATTGATTGATTTGATGAAAGTACGTTCCAGCATTACCCCAAGCCCATAATGTCCCAGTTGTTGGAAGTCCCACAGACTTTGGAAAAAGTCCCGCAAATTTCGCAGCGCTACTCACAGAACTTGAGCAGTCATAATAGTTAGGACCTTCACGTCTTGCTTGTGAATACCTAACCTTACCCTCTCGTGATTTCATCCATTTAACGAATAACTCAATCTTGCTATTTGGTGCAGGTTTCTTTTTATCTTCTTCGATTTCAACTTGTTTTACTTCTCTGATTTGCTCCTTGTGAGGTTTACCTACAGCTCTTACAGCAGTACACAAGTCAGCTATTGACACAGTACGCTTAACATCGCTCACATCACGCCCGAACTCCAGTCTGTACCCAGTTTCTTTACCGCGTTTCTTATAAAAGTTAATGACCTTTTTATCTATTGCATTACCATTTAATTTAACATCATAGCTAATCTCACAACCGAAACGACCTGCAATCATAGCAAGTCTTTTAGTCTTAGTAGTTGTACCATCGAATTTAAAAGCTAAGTTTTTATCCTTAGCCTCATTAATTCCAACAACCCAGTCTGATTTTTCACCAAGAGTATTGTTGACCCATTCTGCAAGTGTTCCTTTGAAATCTTGTTCTCCAATATCTTCATTAAGCAAATCAAGTCCGCAATCTTCTGCGACTATCTCCTTTGAATACCTATTTTCAACAACTTCAGTAATCTCTAAAAGAACAGGCTTTTTCTTGTATCCTGTAGCAACGATCAAACAACCAGCTTCAATTAATTCAACATCTTTTTCAATGACCTTATCGATACTGCAAGTAAGCATACAAGTTCCAGTTTCCAAATTTTCGTTGAACTTATCATCTTGAAAATGCACACTGCCTGGATAATCATTACTAACTATTGTCAGTGTTTGTAGATTTCTATCTGTAACTATTAACATTTGAATACCTCTCTGTAACTAACATCACAATCAACGAAAGAACCGAATTCTCCCTCAGTAGTTATTGCTATCTCCTCTGTACCTGGATAAATCGGAGTAGGTTTCGAACCAAACGCAATTGGCATCAAACATCTGTGTCCATTGTGATAACAAAAACCAGTATTCATGTCGATTCTTACAGTATCTCCATCATTGAAGTTAAAACGTGGAATAGCTACATTAATCATAGAAAACTCTTCCTTGCTTTTATTCTCAACATAAATATCTGCATCATATCCCGTAATTGTCATATGCATTGGATTACAAGCTTGAATAAAGTCATAGTTGTTCTTTTTAGTGCATAACACATAAACATCACTAGCCACTACATCATCAATCTCAGCATTCATTAGCCTATAAGTGTAGCTTTTACCATTCAACTGATTATACATGTAGTATGTAACCATAGCACCTCTTTTAGTAATAGTTACAGCACCTGTCCAGTCAGCTTTGTTGTATCCAGTGTGAAGCTGTCCATCACTACCACACAAGCACACCATGGCCATTCTTCCATCACCGTTTATGGTTTCAATTCTCATACCACCAATCATGTTTTGATCCTTATCAGTAATACCAAAAGTCAGAAAACCAAATTGTCCAGGATTAGCCTTGTAATTGAACTTGAAAGTCATCTCCCAGTCAGTCGCATTGTTAGTCACTTTTCTGTGAAGTGGAAGTGTCGAGAATGTCTTTAAACTTGAAGAATCCCATACAGGATATACACCAGTAACAGTGCTTTGACTTTTCCCTTGAATATCTTCTTCAAGTAACCAACCAAGATATCCCTCTTTGTCTATAAGTCTGTATGCCTTCTTTGATTTTGACTTGTTCACAGCTTTCGTCTTATCGAATTTAAAAGACTTACCTTTTACCCAGTTAGCAATCCTAACACCATTGTCCCAATACCTTGCGTTCTTTGACACGGTAACAGTATTGCCACTTGGAGCAGTGCTAGTCGCATTTGTGTTTGCTACTCTACCATCAAAATCACTATCAGCTACAAGTTTCGATGCATCCACAATATCCCAACCATCACTAGTCTTCATAACCCTATCAAGAATAGTAAGTGTCCCCTTGCCACTCTTGAACAAACTACTAGTTTGCTCCTTGTGTATCTTCATCTGCTTAATCGGTGCAAACTCCTTACTATCCCCGAACTGGAAACTGCCGTATTTACTAGTCACGCCAATCATTGTAACCTTGCCATGACATGTGAAATCAAAAATAGGATACGTCTTATCCGTACCCTTGTTTTCACACATAATACTTTTAGCATTGGCTTGCGACAGCTCCACAGGCTCTCTCTTATACCCACAAGCAGATGGGATGATAAAAGTTAACTCGCCTTTCCCATATCCTTTAGTGTAATTATTAGCCTTATATTCAGAAGATTTTATTTCTCCATCAACCTTTGCGTAGTAAATAATATCTGGATCATCATAAAAGTATAATTCCGATAATTCTTCAGTTCCTAAAAATTGAGCAAGAACTCTTCTAATTG